ACGCTACCTTAGCGCACAGAAGTCTGTTGCCAAGGCTATATCAGATGTTGAATCAGGAGACGAACCTGGCACTGACGACGACTCGCAGTTGGCACTGTATGACGGCTTCCCAATAGATGAAGGCGGTATGGTCGGGTGGAACAACGCATGGTGACATCATGAGGATGGTGATGGAGCTGCATGGCGAGGTTCAGCTTAATCGTAGATTCCTACGTTGGAGCGGGTATGCAGGCGACGCTACTCCGGTGTGGGAAAGCATTTATGACTTCTTGAGAGAAGTGGAGAAGGGACAATTCGCTAGCGAGGGTGTAGAGTCGGGGCACGCCTGGGCGCAACTTGCGATTTCCACCGTGGAAGCTAAGCATCGTTTGGGGCTGCACCCTGAGATCCTGCGCGCAACAGATGCCCTATACAAATCTCTTACAGGCAAGGATGATTCCAATCAGCTGAAGATCATACAGCCTCAGATGCTGGCGTTCGGCAGTATGTTGGACTATGCCAAGTTCCACCAGAGCGGAACTACGCATATGGTGCAGCGCAGACCGATAGACCTATCGCAGCACAACAAGGACGTCATAGTCAAGGCTGTGCAGATGTGGCTGGCGCGAGGCGTTGTAATCAAGGGCGATCTAAGCAAGTTGAAGATATGAGTATCATCGGACCAATCATCAGCCCTGACGTAGTGAGAGACGCCTTGGTTTCATATCTCAGACTGTGGCTGCCAACCTACCTGTGCGAAATCGACGAACAGCGAGGTCTAGAGCGAGGCATCACCGCCTGGCCTCGGTCTTGGCAGATAGTTCCCAATGTAGACAACACGCTTGAGGGGCAGATCCCTGCGATGCTAGTGATATGCCCCGGCATCACCAAGCCTCCTATCAAGGAGGGCGACGGTACCTACCGCGCCACATACACGGTAGGCGTGGCGGCACTGGTGAAGGGTGCCACGCAGATACAGGCTTCTGACACAGCTGGGCGCTACGGAGGCGCTATTGCCACAGCGGTGATGCAAGAGCCGGGCAGGATAGACGAACATGTACACGGAGTCACTTGGGAGGGTGATACCTACAACGACATACCTGCCGAGAGCACTCGCTCGCTATCCAGCGTGACCGTGCACTTCGCTATCGAGTTTCGCAAAGTGCTGAGTGTGAGGAATGGTCCTTCCATGCCGATCATACAGCCCGATCCGTATGAAGTTCCCAACGCAGAACCAAGGACGGAACCATATCCGCCATGGGGTGTGATACCCGACGAAGATCACATCCATGTAACTGTCGAACCCAAGGAGTCCTGATGGACGAATTCCGGTACGTTGGGCCAACGCCCACGGAGCTAGAAGGAGGGCGTCCCATCGAGCCGGGTGAGTTCACCGGCGCGATTGACGTCAGCGATGAGGCTCCAGCCAACAAGACGCTATTTGACGAGGGCAGACTCATACGAGTCCCAACTTCTCAGGAGCGCGAAAAGGCTGAAGCTGATGCCAAGAAAAAAGAGGAAGATGAAGCTGCTGCCGCTGATCTCAGTGGCACAACTGATGACGCCTCGGGCAAGAAGGGTAAAGGTGAAAGCTCGTGACGGCAACAATGCCAAGACCGGGCCAATCTGTCACGGTCTCAACGTCTCCATTTCCGACCACTCCGGTCACTAGCACGGGGACTTGGTTCGTCGCGGGTTTGGCTCAGAAGGGCGCTCTCAAGGCCACCAAGGTCGAATCGCTACAGGACTTCATCAATAAGTTCGGAGAACGGCAGTCATGGTCTGTGCTGTATGATGCCATAGACGAGTTCTTCTCTGATGGAGGTTCACTGGCGTACATAGGGCGTGTGGTTGGACCGCTAGCCAAAGTTGCCAGCCACGTCCTCGAAGACCTGAGCGCAGGCGAATCGCTAAAGGCCGAAGCCTTGGGTCCTGGCGAATACGCCAACACCATCAAGGTCAAGGTGACCAAGACTGCGGAAACGTTTGTGGTCGAAGTCCTCGAAGGCACATCTGTGAAGGAAGTCAGCCCTGTGTTCACTACTCTCGCGGGGGCAGTGAGTTGGTCTCAGCTGAGTAGCTACATGGTGCTCAAGTTGGGAGCCAGCGCCCTGCTACCCAAGACACAGGAAGTGACACTGGCTGGCGGTGAAGACGATCGTGCCAAAATCGCTGATGCTCAGTGGAAGGAAGGTCTCAACCTCTTCCTCAGAGCGCTTGGACCAGGACAGGTAAGTCAGATCGGGCGTAACACAGAAAAAGCGTACAAGGATACGCTAGAACACGCTTTCATCAACAATCGCTTCGCTCTGCTAGATCCTCCGCAGTCAGGAACGGCTAGCACGGTGACAGCTGCGGCCATGGCCCTGCGAGGCTCCAACGATATCTATGGCGCCATGTTCGCTCCGTGGATCACGATCCCAGGCGTGTTGCCTAACACGACGAGGTTCGTGCCTCCAAGCGCACTCGTGGCGGCCAAGATCTCGGAAAGCGATGGGTCTGGTAAGTCACCCAACCGGCCTGCCGCCGCGCGTAACGGGCGCAGCGTGCGAGCCATAGGGCTGGAACAGTTGCCCTTCAACAACGGTGAAGGTGTTGATGTTACCCGAGACAAGATGTACTCGGAAGGCGTCAACATCATCATCGAAGATGAAGGCGCCATTGAGATATATGGCTGGCGTTGCCTTACTGATCCTAATGGCGCATTCCAAGATTGGCTAAATGCAGGTAACTGTCGTCTGCGTATGGCCATCGTAGCCAAGTCGAATGCTATAGCTAAGCGTTTTACGCTTGATGAGATAGATGGTGCAGGACACGTCTTCAAGGAATTTGAAGGCGAGCTCAAGGCTATGCTAGCGAGCTACTGGACTTTGGGATCACTGTATGGCGCTACTGCGGAAGAAGCATTCAGTGTGAATGTTGGTCCGTCAGTCAATACGCCAGAAACGATACGTAACTTGGAAATGAAGGCCGCCATCAGCCTGCGCATGTCGCCGGACTCCGAGATGGTCACCATAGTCATCGCCAAGGTACCGATCACGCAGCAGCTGCCGTAGAAAGGGATGGTGAATTAGAATGAGCAGGCAAGATCAGTACAACGTCACCGTCTCGGTGGCGGGAAGCAACCTCGGGACATTTGACAAGATGACTGGGGGCGATGTCGACTCTGAGGAAACTAAGTACAAGCCAGGGGCGATGGCTCCTCAGATAACGCTCGGAGGTAGCAAGACGGTGAGCAACATCGTCATATCGCGCCTCTACGATCTCAACCGCGACCACCCCATCATTCAGTGGCTGTTCTCGCTTGTTGGGCGTGGCGCTGTTGTAGTGACCAAGCAGCCCTTGGACATCAATGGCGCTCCGTTTGGGTCGCCCATAGTGTATCAAGGGGTACTCAAGAAGAGCACGCCTCCACCTGCCGACTCGGAGGCCACTACCACGCCGGCAATGCTGGAGTTGGAAGTGTCAACGGCAGGTACCGTCAGCTAGTAAACGACACCGGGAGAAAGCAACATGGACACATATCCAACAGAGCCGCAGGGAGGGCGCGAGCCTGACCTTAGCGACTTCGGCGGTGGCGAGGGGCAGCCTACTCAAGCAGATGAGAAGGCGTCGCTCCTCGCCCAGCTAGGGGAGTTGCGGCAGGAGATCAAGGAGAAAGCCGAGCCTCTACACCTGACTATGCCAGGGTACAAGGGAGGCTTGTGGGTACGGTTCCGACCCTACAGCATCGCTCGCACTGAGCGCAAGATACCTCAGTTCCAGAGGGAGCAGAGGAAGCGCAAACCTGTGCTGTTGCAGGGCGCATGTGATACGTTGATTGATGCGTGCGATCAACTGATGCTATTGCCCGAACGGTTCCAAGGTGAGATTGGCGATGAAGGTAAGAACCTCATACCGATCGACGAGGTAACGCCTGTACAATTCGACCAGCGTCTCGCGCAGATGTTCAAGGTGCCTGGCGCTGACGTGATGACGGAAGCGAGGCAGGTTGTTGTTGCTATGTTCCCCACGGAGCAAGCGGTAGTGAAGATGAGCCTCACAGTCAACGAATGGCTGAATGGTGAACTTAGTCAAGAGGCTGATGAGGAGTTCCTGGGAAACTCAGAGGGCACGAGGCAATAGGAATGGCCGCCTACATCACTGAGGCTGGGCTAGACGGTGTAGCTTGGCTAGACATAGAGGATAAAACATCCTCCTTGGTGACAGTGGCTGTTGCAGAAGTTGTGCATGAGCGTCGTGCCGAGGCAGTAAAGAGAT